CTTGCTCGTTCCATGGCAAACACTAAACAGGTGAAAGGCGCAAACGTTTTAAACAACGGTTTTAACAATGCTTTCCCTGGTGGTGACGGTGTGGCTTTATTATCAGACGCCCATCCAACAGTTGGTGGAGGACCGCTTAGAAATGAGCTATCAACTCCAGCTGACTTGAATGAAGTATCTTTAGAGCAATCATTGATTGATATTTCAGCTTTCATCGACGAAAGAGGACTATTAATTGCTGCTCAAGGAAGAAAACTTATTATTCCACCAGCATTACAGTTTGTCGCTGACAGATTAATGGAATCAACTTTAAGAGTTGGTACCGCTGACAATGACATTAATGCTATTAAGAATATGGGTATGATTCCTGAAGGTTATGTAGTGAATAACTACTTAACTGACACAGATGCTTTCTTCATCAAAACAGACGTTCCTAACGGTTTCAAACACTTTGTAAGAAGCCCAATTAGAACTTCTATGGAAGGTGATTTTGACACTGGAAACGTTAGATATAAAGCGAGAGAGAGATATTCTTTTGGATTCTCAGATCCTCGTTGTGTATTTGGCTCACCAGGTGCATAAGCGTAATCATATATAATCTTTTAAAGGGCGCTTTACGGCGCCCTTTTTTTATTCTATAACTTAAACTACAAGCATTAATTAACACTTAGATACATACGACTGAGCTTGTCAGACGGTATAGAGACTATGTATCGAAAGGTCTATACAACCAAGGAGGTTTAATATGGCTACAACTAACTTTTCTGGCCCAATAACAGCTGGTCAAATAAGAAACACAACAGGAACAACTGTTGGAACTAACATTGCAAATATAGGTTTTGTATCAATGGCTCAATCAGTAAAAGTTGATATTATTGGTGCATCACACTTAAATCAAGTTTGTGCAGTAATTCCAGCAAACTCACAAATCACAGATGTTATTGTAAATGTAACTACAGTGAATAATGATACTGGTACAGCAACTGTTTCAGTAGGAACAATAGCTGATGCAGACGCATTTATTAGTGCTTTAGATATGAAAACTTTAGCAACTACACACGGTACTTTAGATACAGAAGCAACTAATGTTGGTACAACTGACATACAAGTTCTAGCTGATTTTACAGGTGCTAACGGTGATGGTACTACAGGCGCTGCTACAGTTACTGTAATGTACATCCAAAATAATTCTGTTCAAGACGCAGTAGATCTATAAATATATTAACTCTGTGAGAGAGAGTAATGTCTCTCTCACCATGATAGGAGAACAATAAAATGGCAAATACAATAACAGGTCCAGCGATTCAATTTCAAGGTGACCGAAAATTAATTAACACATGCTTTGTCTTAGCTGACGGAGGAAGCGCAAGTTCTATTACTTTAGTAGATGTTTCAACACTTACACCTAGTGGAGGAAATAGTTGTACTCGAGTAGCATTAAACAAAATATGGTATCAAGGTGCTGGAGCAGCAAATGCTTCCGCAACTATAGCTTGGGACGCTACCACAGATGTTCCTTTTCTTTCTTTAAATTATGATAATAACTTTGATTTTTCTAGTTTTGGTGCACTTCAAAACACAAAAGCTACAGGATATACAGGGGATGTTTTACTAGAGATTCCAGCTACAAGTGTCGCGGGCCAAGAGTATGTGGTTTGGTGCGAATGGATTAAGTATTACGATTAAATATGAAAATAAAAACTTCGGTTAAATCTGGTAATTTCCGCCCTACTAAATCAGGGGCGGGAATGACTACTAAAGGAGTTAAAGCTTACAGAAAAGCAAACCCAGGATCTAAATTAAAAACAGCTGTTACAGGTAAAGTTAAACCTGGATCTAAAGCTGCTAAAAGACGTAAATCTTATTGTGCTAGAAGCGCTGGGCAAATGAAACAATTTCCCAAAGCAGCAGCTGACCCAAAGTCTAGGCTTAGACAAGCAAGGAAGAGATGGAAGTGTTAAAAAATGAATTTTAAATATATAACAGGAATACCAGTTGTAGTGTCTATACTGGTAGCAATTTATTCAGGTATCAATTACGCATCTAAACTTACTAATATTATTGATGATAATGAACAACAAATCATGCTGTTAAAAAAAGATGTCAGCGATAATAGTAGAAACTATACAGAAGCCAGGGAAGAATTATTTAGAGAAATTTCGCAGCTAAATCTTTGGATAGGTAGAATCGAGGCTACAGCTAAAGGTATAGAAAAAATTATGTATTCCACAGCTAGTGAATCAGAACTAGAGGCTCTTAATGATTCTTATTATAAGCTAAATGATACAATCAGACAATTACAATATGATTTAAAAGATTTAAAAGATGGTGGGTACTAATGCAAGTTGACCTTAATCTTAAATCTATTGCATTAACAATTACATTACTGTCAGCTTTGATAGGTAATGTTTTTATAGTGGGCAAGGTTTATTCCGACTTTGAAATTATTAAAACTAAAGTTGTGTCATTAGAAGAATCACAAAACGTATTAAGTATTAAACAAGAAGTCTTAGAATTAGGTTACAAGATTAAGGGTATTAAACTTCAAATAGACCCTGAATATAGAACTCTCTGTCAAAAAGATATGAGCAATATTGTTTGCCAATGAAATCATTATTGGCTACTTGGATAATCATACTATCAATATTGATAGTTCCTTTTGCTTTTGCACAAAATGAATACCTCAATGGTGGTAATCACTGTTCCTCTCATAGACTAGAACCTTATATGGAATATAATATTCAGGAACAACTTTATGATAATTCAAGTAGTAATAACAGTAGAGGTGATAGTGGTAGGATAGGATTGCGTTACAGCTTTAGCTTTGGTGGTACTTGTACAACCGAATACAAAAATATTATGCTTGAAAATGAAAGACTTAAACAAGAGTTAGAAATGTTAAAAATGTGTGGAAGATATAAAGATTTAGAACTTGGTGAAGAATTTGCGACTGTTCGCGAAAAATGCAAGGGAGTTAATAAAAAAACTCTCAGTGAATCAACAAATAAATGATAGGATAATGCCATGAAAATAGAGATCAAACATTTACTTTCATTTATACCTTTGATCTTAGCTTGTGGCGTCCTTTATGGATCTTTCACAACTAAGATAGAAGCTCTTGAAACTAAAGTTGGAACTATGGAAAGCATAAGCACTGATGTTGCTATTATTAAAGAAAAAATAATGTGGATTGAAGAGTTTATGATTAAAACATACGAAGGGGATTTCTAATGGCTAAACTTTGTGCAAAGGGAAAAGCGGCAGCAAAAAGAAAGTTTAAAGTATATCCTAGTGCATATGCTAATATGTATGCGGGTGCTGTTTGCTCAGGTAAAGTAACTCCAGGAGGAAAGAAAAATGCAAAAAATAAAAAAGTATCTAAAATGGCCATGGGTGGCGGTGCTAACAGTGCTTCTAATCTTAGTCAAAGTCGTAAAATGGTGTCTGACAAAAATAGACCAGGCATGGCACGCGGTTGTGGAGCTGTTCTCGAAAATAGAAGAAAGACTACAAAGTACGCTTAATGAGTACCTCTAATTCAGGTCTTCGTAAATGGGTTAAAGATAAATGGGTCGATATAGGAGCACCTGATGGAAAAGGTGGATTTAAACCTTGTGGAAGAAGCAAAGGTGAGAAGAGAAAAGGCTATCCAAAATGTGTTCCTTCATCGAAAGCAAAAGCTATGAGTGCTGGTCAAAGACGATCAGCAGTTTCCCGTAAAAGAAAAGCTGGTAATCCAGGTGGTAAGCCCACGAATGTGAAAACAATTGTCAAGAAGAAAACAAGCAGAAAAAATTAAAGAAGACGTCATTCAATGGTCTAAGAAAGTCTTAGAACCGATGAACAAACATTTAGGTTTCCCAGCATGTCCCTTTGCTGCTAAATGGAGAAAAGAAGGAAAGCTTAGAATAGAAGTTCGTATGGACAAAACTAAGTATGAGAAACATCTTACAGAAACTCTCAAGTCATGGGATAAGAAAAAACACGATATTATTATCTATTGTGATCCTTTTTGGGATCAGTTTTCAGCTGAACAATTTCAAGATAAAATAGATTTCTACAATAAACTTTACAATAAAAAAGACGTTTATTTTATGGGATTTCATCCTTCTAATCCAGCTACTAGCGAAGATCAAGAGTTTTTAGTTGATCCAACAGATGAAACAGTAGAACACAGTGATTTAGAATACTCTATGATGCTAGTTCAAAA